TGCGCTGGGTTGGCGTCGTAGCCATTGGGTGAAGCACCCGCTGCCCCGGCGCCGATGCCGATTACCTCGAAATTGAAATTCGGCAGTGTCGCAGTGTTGCCGAGCTGATAGTTGGCAAAAACGATGTGCGCCGTGCCCGAATAGCCGAGAGCCTTGGCTGGGTGCGCGCCCGACCAATAAGGGTCGATCGTCTGCCCGTCACCACCGAGGTTTATGCTCGAAATACTGGGCAGCCCGGTGGTGGTCCCGATGTTCTTGTCCCACCAGGCCAAGCCCAGGCCGGCGATCGGCCCCTGGCACAGGCCCATGATGAACGAGGCCGAATACATGTATTGCTGGCCGCCGCCCTTGCCGCCGCCACCGCCTTTGCCTTTGCCTCCGCCTTGCTTGCTGGCGGTCGCGGTGAAATCGTCATAATCGAGCAGATTGGGGCTGACTTTGGTCGTGCCATAGATCAACGGGATGACGCCGCCCGCCTGCGAGGTCTGGAACTGCAGCGAGCCGACCGCACGCTGCTGCTTGGCGTTCGAGCCGCCGCCGAGAATTCCCCCCATCAGACAAACGGGTCAAAAAAGCGCACCGGTCGACCTGCGAGCTGCGGCTGGGTCGCATTGGCGTAGAGCACGACGGCACTGTGCCAGGCATGGATCAGGCGCGGCCATTCAATGACGATCGCACCATGCGCAAAGCACCGGCCGAATTTGAAGAGCGCAACGTCGCCGGGCTGCGGCGGTCCCGCGATCTCGCGCGCGTATCGCATCATGCCCTCGAGATAGCGCTCGGCCTCGCGGTGGAGATGCCAATCGGGCGAGTAGAATGGGACTTCGATGTGCGGGACGATGCCGGCCGCCTCGTAAACCTCGGCGAGCATCATCAGGCAGTCGGTGCCCGCACCCTTGACGCGGCCCATGTGGTGATAGGGTGTGCCCAGCCATAGCTGGGCCTCCTCGAGGACCGCAAGTCGGCGCGGATCTATTTCGGGACAGGTCATACCGCGGTTTCCGGGGTCGGGATATAGGGCAAACCGCCAAAATGGATCGCGTTGTTGAACACGTTGGTGCAGGTGGCCAGCGTGCGATCGCAACCCGGCAGCAACTGGAACTGATCGCCGCCGGCCACCGGTGACAGAAAGGCGAGCTTGACCGTTACTGAACCGCCGCTGGAAAAATTCGCTATCGTGCGGCTCTGGCCGGCATTGCCGCCGGTGAGGCCGATGATCGTTCCTTGCGCGTAGGGCGTCGTCGTCGCTGGCGCGCCCTGGATTACCGTCGTCGTCGATCCGCTGCCAGCCGAGAATGTTGCGGCGAGGCTCAGCCGGTTGAATAGGCACATCGAGTCGCCAAAGACATGGGTGCAGCTCGATTGCCACAGCCGTCGCGGCATCTGAATGTTGAGTAGTTCGAGGTGCGAACGGCATTTCATCTCGATGCCGGTGCGGCTGCAATCGATGTCGGAGATGCGCCCGGAGAAGAGGATTACCGTTCCGGCGCTGGTGTCGCCGTAGTCGCTTTCGCTAGCGCCCATAAAGGCGCGCTCCAACTGCAGCAGCGCGCCGTCGAATTGTCCTTGCCACGCCGCCTCGAGGAACGGCGTCGCGCCGACGAGGTCGGTCGGCTCTGGGTAGATCTTGAGGTCGAATTCGTCGACCTGGGTGCCGATGACCACCTTCGTCTTCGAGCGCTCGAATTTTAGGCCGGCAGAGAACAAGTGTCCGTTGGCGACGATCGCCGTAGGCGCAACCGAATAACGCAGGATCGCCGCACCGCCGACCAGGGTGAAAGTGTAAAGGTCGGCCATCACGAATTGTTCGCCGCTGTTGAGCAGGGCTATCAGGGCGGCTGAAGCTGGCTTCACGGACGCACCGAGATGAAGGTCAGCTTTTTCAGTTGCCATAACTGGAACATGAAATTCTCGAAGGCATAGCTGTCGTCGATAAACCGGCAGCGAAAGTAGTAGCTGTAGTCGGCGGTGATGAACCGACCGCTGCCCGGCGGCGTACTGAATGACACCAACCCGGTATTCGGATCGACGCTGTAGTTTCCCTGGCTCTGGGTGATGCCGTCGAGATAGACCGCGCTGACGACGTCAGGCGCTACGATCGGTTCCAGAAATCCGCCGCCGGGCAGCGTCGAGCCCATCGCCCGCTGCAGCTGGAAGACGCTGGTGCTGGCATTGCCGATACCAATCTGCTGCCCGACGACCCGGTCGTCGCTCGGGTCACGAAACAGAAACGTGCCGAAGGCACCTCGGCAGAGCATGAAGAACCCCATCAGGGTTCGCAGCTCGTCGTAGCCGGCGGCCGGGTTGTCGCGCAATAAATCGAACACCAGCGTGAACTGCCACAGCGGGTAGGGGTAGTCGAGCGCGCGCAATTCGCGGCCGGACACCGCGCGCTGGATACGGGTCTGGAAAGTCGGCGTCTTGGTGACGCTCCAGGCGAGACCGGGCAGCGACGGGAAAACTCCGATGTCGGCCATCAGCTGGTCCGCAGCATCGATCCGTTGCGCATCGCGCTGTTGATCGCCGCAACCAGCGCACTGCCGTTGCTGCGAAAAAATCGCGCGACGTCCTGGCTATCCATCGCCGAGACGCCAAAGTTGACGACCACGGGTGTGCCTCCGCTGCTACTATTGCCGGTGTTCTGGGTGGCAATCAGGCCCTGCAGACCTTGGGATATATCTGCGGGCAGAACCATCTCGTTGCTGTGCAGCTGAGCGAGCACACCTGCCGGCCCGAGGCTCGGCACCGCCCAACCGCCTTGCGCGCTTGGCACGATGCCGCCATGCTCAAAGCCGAACAAAGCTCCGATCCCTTTGAAGAGGCTGCCGAAGATACCGCCGGCGTCAGTAAGACCGCCCGAAAAATCCTGATCTCCGCCTCCGCCGAGAAGGCTGGCGTCGAAGAGACTGCCGATCTGGCCAAAGACACCTTTCACTGCCGAGTTGACGAATTCGGCGATAATCGACTGAGCGAGGTTCGCCAGCGCCTTTTGCACCGTGGTCGTGCCCAGAATGATCCCGGTGACGGAGGTATCGATCGCCCGCTCGACCGGTGCCACCAGGTCGTCCCATGCTTTTCGGTTTGCTTCAGCAAGTTTCGTATCGAGCGCCTGCACGTCACCGACATATTTCTCGTAGGCGAGCTCCTGTTCCTCGATCAGCTTTTGCTGGGTCCGCACATCGTTCTGTGCCGCGTCGAGCTTCTTCTCGTAATACGCCTGGTCATATGACCATTTGAGGTCGAGGAGGTCCTGCTCCTGCCGGACCTGTTCGGTAGCCGAGATCTGGCCGAGCGCGGCCTGGTCAGCGATCGCCGCCTTATAGTTGGCGAATTTTGCATCCGTGACCCTCTGATCGGCCTTGAGCTGGTCGAGCTGGTCGCGTTCGCCTTGGACGGCGAGCTGCTTTTCGAGCTCATAGATGTTGCGTTCGACCGCCAGGTGGGCGTTAGATCCGGCTTCGGTCAGCGCCAGCTTATTTTGCCAAAACGCGAGCTCTTCGCCCCTCGATTGGCCGAAAAAGCTCTGTTCCGCCAGCAGCTGTTCCTGCAGCTCGGCGCGCCACGCCGACACATTGTCGGCGCCGGCCCCGGCGCTGCGGTGAGAGGTTGCCTGCGGCCGCGCCAACCCCCCGGTGAAATTGCGGCTGTCCGCGATCCCAGCGTCCGGCGTCAGGCTGTCGCCGATCGAGCCGGCGAGACTCGCCGCTTTGGATTGCAGCGCGCCAATGCTCGATCCGACCTGCGCTGCCGCGGTGCTGATCTGCGATTGCACCTGCTGCGCGGCAGCGCCCAGTCCGGCGAGCTGGGTTCGGATTGCATCGGTCGCCACCTGAACCGAATTTGACGCTGCCTCCATTCCGGATTGGAGGTCGTCAGTCTGGACGCTGATGACGACGCTGGTTTCAATGTCGGCCATGATAGCCCCTCAATGAGATGAGGACCCGAGGCCGGCTCATTTCTTGCCGCTCCTAGCATTCTGAGCACGGCAATCGTCGCCATTGGCTCGGTTCCGCAGCTCGGCAAAATCGAGCGCCACCTCCGGCAGTCCGGCGTGAATATCGCCGGTGCCAAAACCGGGGCCGAGCTCGGCGAGGATCCCTCGGAGATCCGAGGGCGCCGCGCAGCCTGCCCCGGAGCGGGCCGATGGTATCCTGCTACGCTGACGTTTGCCGGCGCCGAGATACGCTCCCATCAGGATATGCATCGGCGGATGCTCGGCCCAATACGCGGTAAGCTCTTCGACATCGAAGAGCGTCATTTCATCGATTACGGAATAGCTGTAACCGCAGGCGGTGGCGAGAAGCCCATATATTTGTCCCCAACCGTCGGCGCATCCGGGTTGGGATCCAAAACCAGTCCCGCGACTGTCGAGTCTGCCCCCGGCCCGGTCCCGGGGGCCGCCGCTTCCCCCAGGCGGCGATCGCGCAGCTTCAGCCCGGAGCCGGTTAGGACTGCATTGAGCACGGCACTGGCATTGCCGAGATCGAGAAGGTTCTCGACCATCTCCGCGCTTACCTCGGGATAGTTGCGTTGCATTGCCGTAGCGACGATTTCGACGAGGACGCCGATCTGCGTCTCGCCGATGGATACGCCGATTTCGGTCAATTGCCGCACTTTGGGCATCAGCCGGCGGAGCTGACCGAGCGTTAGCGGTGGAACCAGCCAATCCCGGCCGCCCATAGCAATCGTTACACCGGGAAGCATTATTCTACCGTGCTCAAATAGCCGATCGTTCCGGACGCATCGGCAAACGCCGAAAAATCGAGCTCGTGAATCATCCAGTCGTCGACCTTGGTCGGCAATGACAATTTGTCGGCCATGCAGGCGTTGAGACGCAGCGCCGTCCCATTGCCGGCATAGTTGGTGTAGAATGTCGCCTTGAAGGTCGGCGTTGTCCCCATGACCTGGTTGGTGATCGCGAGCTTGCTGCCCGACGTCGTCAGGTTGTAGGTGTACGAAATCAAGACGCCAGCATTGGCGTCGGCCGACGAAAAAGTATAGATGCCGGTGGCAAAATTTACCGAGTATTGGCCGGCTGAAGATGGGGTCGTCACCCGGTTGAAGCGCTTGCCACTGGTGGCGTACACGACGCCGAGATCGTCGTTGTAATTGGTTGCGTTGGCGACGGAGACGGTGTACGGCGTCACTGTCGGGATACTGGCCGCCTCGAGCTGTGCCACGGCAAATTGCCCGGTAGCCGGGGTGAGACCAAAGAAGATGTCGGAATACAGCAAGCCGAGGATCTGGGCGAACTTTGCCTTACCGGTGATCTTGCCCTGTCCGCGCGCGATTGCCACGGGGAACTGAAGCTGCCCGTACAGCGGCTTGTCGGTCCAATCGAAATCGATCTGGATATCCTGGAGCACACCAAACTGGCGTGGACCAATGCCGGACCCGGTCACATCGGTGCGTTCGCCCCAGACCGCACCCGAGCCGAAGCTCAATTGCATGTCAGATACTCCCTTTGCAACAACCGCTTCAGCGCCTCCTTGGCGGCGTATGCGGCATTCCAAGCGTGCGTGTCGCGAGCGATCGCCGAGCCCGGGAAATGGTCTTGCCACCAGCGCTCGATCAGCTGGTCGATCGAAACAGCCCTGCTTTCAGAGGCGGTCAGGCTTTCGGTATGATCTTCGGGACTAACCGCACTCGTTTCGCAATCGTCGACAGCCATCGGGACACTCCTACGCAAAATTTCAGGCGGCGCGGTTAGACGCACAGGATCTCGACCGGAACGATCGCGATCGCCTGGTCGCCGAGCACGCCTTGGTCGGTCTCGACCTTGCCGGCGATGTAGGCGTGCTGAACCATCGTGGCCAATCCGAGATTTTGGATGCCCGTCGCCGGCGATGGGGCCAGTGCCGCCTCGAGTGCGTCGAGCAGCGGGTTTAGCAGCATTGCCGGCGCCAGGTAGGGGTCGCTCGAATGGACGTAGACGTAGAAATCGGCGTAGAGCGTCCAGGCGATCGGCGATCCCAGCGCCTTGGTTGCGGCGTGCCCGCCTTTTTCGGCCATGAACAGCGCAGGCTGCTCGGCGGGGGCCACATCGGTCCAATGCCGCAGCCGCCGGTTGGCACTGGCGAAATTCGCGGCATCGGCCGCGAGGGTCCAGAGTGCCGAATAGATCGCCTCACGGATGATCATCGGCCGCACTCTGATCATGCCAGGTCGAGGCCAACCCAGTCATCGCGACACCGCTTGGGTCAGAGCCGCCTGCACCTCTTCGCGGATCGCCGGTGCCATGTCCTCGAGCGCCGAGCGCAGAAATGAGCGTTGGGGGAGATCCATGCGGCGATCATAGGCCCGCACGTTGATCGCCTTCTCGGGGATCGGACGACCAAACGCTTCGGTGATGCGCCGCAGGCTGGCCCTGACACTCACCGTTCCGGCAAAACCGTATTCGTGTACCGCGGCATATGGGCTGTCGGTAAAGACGTTCGCAACGATGGCGCCACCGCTCTGATCGACCCGGAGGTCGATGCTCGACCCCAGCGATCCGGTACGGCTTTTGAGCACCTGTCCGCTAAGTTTATCTTGCTGCACGTCGCGCTGAAGCTCGATCCCAAGTC